TGACAAACTGCTGAGGCACAGTTCCTTCCCAACTCCAATCATCAGGAGTGAACAAAGCATGTCCTACTTCATGACCCACAAGCATGTCATAAACACTGTTAGAAGCACGCTTCCACATGGGCAAAGTCAGAACCCTAGTTTCAACATTGAACTGTGCTGTTGCTACCTGTTTGTTCTCAACAATCAAATCCTCAGTGGCAAGCAGTTTTGCCAGTTGGGACTTAATTTCATAGTTGATTGCCATTGGGTCTTTTGCTTATGTGAATAGTCTACAGCATCCAGGTGGTTCTGAAACCCATTGCAACCACTTTATAAACTGGCACACGAACCAACCCCCCACACTTATTTAAGGTGCAGGGGGCTTTGGTAAGTACTCCTCTTTTTAATTTGCTTCTACTCAGTTAGGATGTGTCTGCAGAATCTCCTTGCTTGATGGTCAACTATACCACATTCTGAGATGCACTGGAAGTACTCGGAAACTTGGTCGTATTTCTCGTCTTGAGTATTTTTTTGATCCCACTTCCAGGATGCTAGTTCATTATGTGATATCAGGTTGTGCATAATGACCTCCTCATTTCACTGATATTATTTAGTGTTCGTATGCTAACTTAATGTAGTTCCTGTTACATTTAACTTTTTCTTCAAGAACTGCAATGCTTCTTTACGTTGTCTTACTGCTTCAGGTTTAAGATGAATCTTTTGTTCTTTCTTGGAGTGATGTTGCCAGTTTGGAACATTCATGGTTCTATTCTAGAGAAATTGCCTTGTTTTTCAAACTTTATCACATTATCAAACTTATCTTCAAGCCCCTCCTTGTGAGAGATGACAAAGATATTAGCATCTTTAATCACAAATCTAATAATCTTAAGGAACTCTTCTGTGCCAAATCCATCAAGGGATGAATCAAAGACTTCATCCATGATAAGCAGGTTAGTATTTACAGAGTTTTTCATTCTTGCAATCTCTCTCCAGGTGAAAAGAAGTGCAAGGTCAATTCTCATTTTCTCTCCTTCTGAGAAGGATTGATAAGTAAAGTCCTCATGAATAGGTGATTCAATGGTCTCTGTAAATTCTTCATCAAGTTTGAAATTAATGTAGAAGTCCATCATCTGTAGGTATTTGTTAGCTTGTTGATTGATGATGGGAAGATACTTCTTGATGATTTGTGTTTTTACTCCTCCATCCTTAAGGAGGTTGTAGGTAAAGTCAAGATAAGTAATCTTCTCTTTTTTCTCACTTATGATCTCAAAGGTGTCCTGAAGGTTGTTTCTAAACTCTTCTAACTTTTCATGTTCAGTATTTCTGTTTGCAATTTGACTGGTAATTGTTTGAATTTCATGTTCCAGTCTTTTGATTTGTTTCTGACACCCATTGATATGAGAATTGTTTTGAGTAATACCATTAAGAAGTTTACTTAAGTCTCCTGAAATCTGTTGGAATTGGGACTCCCTTTCTTCTTCATTTTTAATTGCATCCATGAGTTCTTTATAACCCTTCTGCAATTCTTCTGCTTTAGATTGAGAGTCACTAATTCTATTTACGCGAAATGTCTCCTCAATGTCTTGTGAGCAGGTAGGGCAAACCCTATTTTCTGTAAAGAACTTGTGTTCTTTTACAATACCAGAAATCTTCTGTGACAATTTACCCTTGATATTACCATATTCTCTAAGTTTAGATGTTGCACCCTCAAAACTTTTCAAAGATAGTTGAGATGCTTTTACTTCTTCATCAAGATATTCAGTTTTCTTCATATACCCAGACATCTCATCCATCAAGTTATTGATAGAATTATTTTTGATCTCAATATCATCCTTGCTCTGATCTTCAATCTGTTGGATAAAGTTCTTCTGCATGTCAACTTTATCTTTAAGATTGTCTTTCTTTAACTCAAGAGTTTTGATTTCATCTTTAACAAAACGCAATCTACCCTTTACAATATCATTCATAGAGGAAAAGATCTTAATATCCAATAAATCTTCTACAACCTCTCTCCTGCTGTTTGTGGGTAGTTGCATGAATGGAACAAAAGAACTACTACCCAGGATTACAATTTGAGTAAAAGACTTGTAGTTCATCTTCAGAACATTCTGTTCTAACCACTTCTGTTGATCAATAGCAGAAGAGTTTTGATTCAGTTCTTCACCATCTCTATAGATTTTAAAGATGTTTGGTTTGATTCCTCTTTCTACTTTCCACTCAGTACTATTGACGACAAACTCAATCTCTACAAAACAATTCTTTTCATTTGTAGTATTAATGAGTTGACCCTTGTTTATCTTCCTAAAAGACTTACCATACAAAGAGAATGTGAGTGCATCCAAGATAGTAGACTTACCAGCACCATTTGTTCCAATGATGAGAGAAGTGCTGTCACTATCAAGTGACACTGTTGTAGGGTGGTTCCCAGTTGATAAAAAGTTCTTCCAGGCAATAGTCTTAAAGGTTATCATCAGTTTTATCTGGCGGAATCACAATGTCATTTTTTGAAATGATAGCATACCTGTGACCATGTGTCTCACAAGTATGAATCATTAAGTCGCTTTCAATCTCAATCACATGCATTAAAGGATAATCCATTTCTTCCAATTGCATTGAATACCTCATAGCATCATCTTCTTCTTCAAAAATGTAGAGAACCTGTTCTCCATCATCATCTACTACAGAATATGCACCTTCCTTCTCCTTTCCTGCTACTGTGATTATAAACATTATACTAACTCACATGCTTCCTCATAGACATCCTTGATGAGAGATTGAACCACTGATTTATCAAGTGAGAACTCTGCCTCTTCAATATATCTATTCAAGATGGAGAAAGTGTCTTCTGTCTCTACATCTGGATTCTCAGTAAAGTATCCATTGTTAAAATCATAACTCTCAACAATCTTCAGATCAGCAACCTTTGTCTCATAGATTTTGTCTACAAACTTTTCAAAGTTTGTAAGATCATTTTTTGACTTGACAATAATTTTTACAATCTTATTGTGATAAGGAGATGCATCAAACATTTGATAGGGAGTGTCATCATAGTAGATGTTATGGAACATTTTAAAAGAATTATTCACATATTCAAACTCCATATCATCAGTGTCTAAGATAATAAAACCCCTATTGTCATTGACATCATTCCAAAACATCTCATATGGATTGCCTATGTAGAAGATTTTTCCATCATCTGACCTTGTATGGAAATGACCCGAAAATACCCTGTTGAACTTCTGATATAGTTTGCTCTCCATACCATGGTCCATGATGAGGTTTTTATGAGCTCTAAATCCTGTGAGTTCAAGGTGCCCCATCGCGTAGTGGCAAGTTGAATCTTCAATAAATTTAAAAGTTTTTTCTTGATTGTCTTCATTAATCCAGGGAATAAAAAGGATAGGTGTCTTATCAACAACTACCTCAGTTGCTTCTGAATATGTTATCACATTATCATATTCATTAAGAAGAAGATCAATAGAGTTGATATTGTTGGTATTTTTATAGTAAGCATCATGATTGCCAACCATTAGATGCATAGTAATGCCTCTTTCCTTAAGAGGATCAAACACTACTCTCTTTGCCCAATCAAGTGCTTTGAATTCAATACCTTTTCTACTATCAAAAGCATCACCCATGTGAATTACAGTAGTGATACCTTCTTTGTCCAGTGTTGGGAAGAAAATCTCATTGTAAAACTTTTCAAAATAGTCATGAAAAAGTTTAGAACTTTTTCTTGCACCATAATGAGTATCACTAATAACTGCTACTCGCATCAATTCCTCAACTTACTATGGACAGCATCCTTAATACTATTGTAATCTGAGTAATTGCTTGCGTCAAGGTCATTAGAATCAAAGACCTCATCAAAGTTGGTCTTCTCTAGGATCTTGTTCTTGATTTCAAGTTGCTTCTTCTCTTGTTGAATTCTTCTCAGGAATGCATAGTAGATAATCTGAGTGAAATAAGCAAAAGGATTCTTGGATTTCTCTGGATTAAAGTTATGGATATATCTTACACAGTTCTCAATGCCATCACAAATCATGTCATCTTTGAACATGTAGTTCACAAAGTTTGGTTTGTATGACAGGTGATTAGCAATCTTCAGGAAGCATTCACCAATGTATCTGGGAATCTGTGGTTTGGGATTACCTTTTTCCTTTGCTCTTTCAACATCAATAGCATACTGTTCTAGGGCAGCCAAGAAATCTTTATTGTTGACATAGTGCTCTGATTTCTTAGGTCTTGCCATAGTAGTATAAGAGAAGGGCATAATTATCATTTATCTACTGGAATTATTATAACAGCAAAACAAAACGTTGACAACGATACACTTTACCAGTAGACTAGGTTTGTTGCCTTTGAAAGATAAGCCTTAGCTAGATTTATAGAGTTTCTCTAGAACCTCCTTAGCATCTTGAACAGAGGAGAGATATCCCATCTTCCTATCTATCTGAGCATGATTACCTTTATGCATCTTTCTTATATAATCCTGATAATACAAAATCATCTCAATGTCTTCTGATTCAGACATAGTAAGAACATCATCCATATTGACCAAGAACATATCTTCAGTGGTTGACTTCAACCAAGGTTCAAACTTATGACCTACGACTGTTCCTCTTAACTTTACTTCTTCAACCACAATAGGGTTTGAAACAAGAAGCATGGTTCTATCTTCTTCTACTTCTGCTGCCACCTTGGCAAAGATTTCATCTCCACCTTTGAACTTGATTGTACAGTAGAAATCATCCTCTATCATACACTTTCTCCTAATCTTTTATGTTGACTGATATAATGTCATAATTGAATTGCTCTTGAACATAAATTTTCACTCTCTCAATAAAATGATTCAGTGTATAATTCTTTCTTGACCCCAAAGTTAGATCATCAGCAATATCATATAGTTTTGCTTTCACTTTGTTTTTGCCTTTTCTTAGGACTCTACCAATACTCTGTAAGTTACGAATACGAGATTTGGATGGAGAGGCAAAGATTACATTGTGTAGATTCTTAATATTGATTCCTGTACTGAATGTTCCATAAGAAGCAACAATGATTGCATCATTCTGCTGCTCTGTAATTTCCCTTACTTGTTCTCTTTCTTCAGCATCTACACCACCATGAATGAAGAAAACTTTTCTTCCTTCTGTGACTTTTTTATTTATCAAATCGTAAAGTATGGCACCATGTGCTTCTACTCTACTATAGAGGATGAGAGAATTACCTTTTAAATCTAAAGCAAGATTAGTGATAAATTTGTTTCTTTTTTCATGACCAATCAAGAATTGAATCTCATCTTCATAAGTATCAAACTTCTTTGGTTTGTATTTTAGGACAAGGCATTGAATATCTAAAGTTGCAAGATGACCTTGATCAATCAATTTTTTAGTTTGTGTTACTTTGTATGATGGACCAAACAGTCCCTCTAAGACCCACTTATGGGTCTGTGTGCCATCTAAAGTTCCTGTGAACCCATATCTATACTTAGCATGGTGTAATTTGTCCATAATACCTACAAGAGACTTACTCTTAAAAAGGTGCGCCTCATCACCAATCACCACATCATAATCTTCAAAGAACTTTCTATCTAATTGATAAACAGATTGCCAAGTAGTAATAGTTACCTCATTTGTATTGACTCTTTCTCTACCAGCATAGATTCTATGGCAATGATTCTCAGCATCCCATCCATAGTCTTGGAAGTCTTTGAACATCTGCTCTACAAGAGATGTGGTAGGAACTACAAGCAGAATCTTTCTACCAGCATTGACATGAAATCTAACAATAGTGTAAATCATAAATGACTTACCAGATGCTGTTGGTGAAATCAACAACTTTCTGTTATATTTCAAAGCATCATGAACTGCATCAATCTGATAGTCTCTTGGTTTAAGTGGTGTGATTGCTTTCATAAAGTCTTTCACACCTTCCTCTGAAATCATATCATTGACTTCAAAGGGAGGACCATAGAATTTATTGTTTTCAAATTTGTATGAGTATCCTGATTGCTCACAGAACGCAACAACTTTATCAAGAAGACCAACATAGATCCTCTTGGTTTTCATATTAAACAAATGCACATATCCATCCCAGTACTTGCTTCTGTACTGAGGCATGAATTTTTTGTTAGGGACTTCAAAAGTGAATCTATCTCTTAACTCATACTCAATATGAGGTTCTGTTTTTACTTGTAGATAGACTTCATTGATCTTTTGAATAGTCAAATCTGCCATGATAAAACCTTCACCTGATAGTATTTATCAGGGGTTTGAGAAACTGTGCTCCAAAATAATTCTATAGAAGTGATCTCTCATGGTGAATAGATCCTCTTGTTCTGCAGGATCTCCACCAGACCATTTGTCTACAGCTTGCTTCAGACCTGTATGTACTACGCGAATTGCCTCTATTGGCAATTCCAACCTATAATACTGTGATTCGTCTTCCATTAACCTAAACCTGATGTGAAACGCATGAATTCTATTGAGTTTTTGATTTGGTAGGTTCTATTAGTTATCTGTTTAAGTATCTCTTCAAGATAAGATAACATGGTTTCATAATAATCAATTTTTAATGAGATTCCTGAGAGTTTCTCATCTGCATCCAGATATTTTTGCATAGTTTCCTTATCCCTAATTTTTTTAGGGAATGGATTCTCCACATAAACATCAGGATCTGCTTTTCCAGCAAAATACTCATACCTCTCGTGTCTTATGTTTTTTCTTTGTTGCTCTGCTTTCTTTCTAAGCAGATATATGTTATTATATATTTCATAATATTTGGAGTGTAGAATAGGAATGTTTAAAGACTCAGTATGTAAATTATCTGGGTCTATTTTTGCATCTTTCTCCCACATCTCCTGAATTTTATCAAGAGTGATCATACAAATCCACTACCTTTAACAATACTATAGTTCAAATACTTGAATGATACTTCTGCAGTAAAGTATTCTGTATCAGAAAGCGTAGCATCAAATTGTATTGTTGACAAGGAATAGGGGAACAAATCCTGGAACTTTACTTTGAAATTCTCATTTTGCATAGAATCAAGAATAGTCAAAGTGCCATCAGAATATAAGTTCATTGTTTTTGTGTTACCATCTCTTGCAGTACCAACTTTCTGGTCTTGCAACTCATAAATTTCTTCCAAACTTTCAGGGAAACCAAGACCCCTGATCCAGTTTTGAATTTCTTGATAATTCTGAAGATCTTCATCTACTAAGAATCTAAGAGTAAGATCTTCAAAATCTATGATTTCTCCTGGAAGATCAATATCCTTAAGACCAGGAGTTGTTTGAGTGGTGGTTCTCAGAGTGATACCAGGAATATTCACAGAGTTACCAAAGAACGTCACTTTAGGTGCTCTAGCAACTTGGAATCTAAAACCCTGAGGTTGTAAGAAATTCCTGTTCTGAAGATCATTTCTTGTTAGAGAAGCAACTGTACTTCTAGTTGCCTGTCTTGTTCTTACTTCTGATCTTGTAGCCATAATGTTTTTGACTATTTATCCTTATATGAAAAAAGGCACCCCTAAGGGGTGCCTGTAATCCCAGATATGGGGAAGAATCACATGAGGTTCTTGACCAGGACTCTTCTATAGTATCTGTTGCTGTTAACCTTGAGTCTACCAAGACCCTGAGTGGTTCCTTCAGCGAAGGGGTTAGCAACCAGACCATATCTGGTCTTGAAGCCAATCTTAGGCTGGAAGGTGTTCTCTCCAACAGCACGTACCATCTGCAGAGGTACATATGGGCAGTAGAACAGACCTGCATCATAAGGGGAGGAACCCTTATAACCAACAACATAGTACTGATTACCAGAGTTGGAAGCAGTGTTGTTAGCAGCGAGGTTAGCAGAATATGGGTCAATGTAAACTCTGAACTTACCATTGATGGTTCCAGCAAAGGTGTTGCCAGTGTCATCAACATTCAGGTTTGCATTCAGGGCAGGGGTATAATCCAGGATACCAGCCATGGTCAGTGCAGATGCTACATCAGCAGAGCACATGACAATGTTGCCCTTTCCACGTCTTGTTCTTTGAGCGATTGCATTAGCATCTCTCTCAATTTGGAACAGAAGACCCTTGAACTTCTCAACAGACCATCTACCATTGGAGTCAACATCCAGGTCAAATTGACCAGCAGTTGCTACATTGGAGACAGCACCTTGCTCAGCAGACTTGTAGATAGTTCTGATAACTTCTCTGTTGATCTCAGCAAGGATCTCAGTGGAGAGAATGTTAGCAAGTTCTGCTTCAGCATTCAGACCATGAATTGCCTTCAGGTCTTGTGCCAGTTCCAAGGAGTACTCAGCTTTGAGTGCTCTGGACTTAGCAGTTACAGTGACTTTCTCAATAGAGAAGGCCATCTCATTGAACTGGTTACCTGCACCATTGCCCAGGTTCTCAGCATCACCAGTTGCCATACCCTGACCAACATTGTAGTCAGTGTTTGAACCACCTGAACCAACAGGGTTAAGTACAGATGGATTGGTGCCAACTTGACCAGTTGTACCCAGACCAGTGGCTTTATCAGCCATGCCACCTTCCAGGTTGAAGCCATCATCCTGACCAGAGAATCCAGAATCAGGCTCATTGAAGAATGCTTCAGTGCCAGATTGACCTTCATATCTGGAGCGCATTGCAAAGATCAGTCCAGTAGGACCAGACATTGGCTGAACACCAGCCAGATCATATGCAACCAGGTTAGGCATTGCACGTCTGATCAGAGAGATCAGAACAGGGTCAAAACCAGCAACAGGACCAGCAGCGGTGGCATTAGCACCAAAACCACCAGTTGTAGCGGGGTTACCAGTTGGTTGACCAGCAGCATTACCTGCCATTGTAGGTGTTTCCATCAGGTTGATACCCTGAGAGAAAGCAGCCTCTTCTCTTAAAAACTTTTCTTGGTTTTCCAGCAGGACAGCAGTAACAGCTCTTCTGTGTGAATCCTTGATTCCATCAAGACCTTCATAGTCCAGGAGAGGTGCCCACTTTTCCTGCAGATGCTCAGATTGGAACATTTGCGTTTACCTAAAGGGGATAGTTTACAGTTTGAATTAATGTTAAATTCAGTTTTGCTTGAAAGCACCCAGAGATCTCAGATATTGATCCATTGTAGAAGATGTAGAAGCAGTAGTACTATCTACACCCTCAGAAAGGGTCTGAGTAGATTGGGTCTTTGCAGCAGGAGCTGTTCTGGAGAAGTATGACTCCTTCAGAGTTTCCAGCTTTTCACGATATTCTTCTTCACTTTCAAACTCCACACTTTCAGCAAGTGAGGCGAGCTTCTCCTTCTGGGTCTCAGCAAGACCTGAGGAAACTTGAGTCAGAACATCTTGAGCAGAAGACTCAGCGAGTCTCTTGTTCAGACCAATGTTCTTATCAATTTGCTCATTGAGCTTGGTCTCCATGTCATCAAGTTTTTCTACCATGCTTTCCAGCACATCATATTTGTCTTCAGGGATGGTTACATAATGTTCTTCAAAAAGACTCTTCATGCCTGAGAGGAAACTCTCAGTCATTTCAGATTTAATTCCATGTTCTACAGCCAACTCATTCTCAGTCATCCACTCTTCGCAGACATACTCAAGATATGAGTCAACTCTTTCAACCAGAGAGGTCTTAAGTTCTTCCTTAGCCTCTTCCAGTTGAGTGGCATATTGTGTTTCCAGGGTTTCCTGGATTTCTTTTACTTTTGAATTCAGAGCAGCTTCAAAGACAACCTTTGCTTTTTCTCTGAACTCCTCGGAGAGTTCTTCACCACCAAGGAGAGCATTGACATCTTCATCCATGTCATATGCTTCAGTTGTTTCTTCTGATTCAGCAACTACTTCTTCAGTAGAAACTTCCTCTTCTGCTACAACTTCCTCAGTTGTTTCTGTTTCTTCTTTAGACATTTTCTGCATAGCATCTGCACTCTTAGCACCCTTGTTGACTACGTCAGCAACAGTTTTGATTTTTGGTTCCTTAAGTTTAGCAGAATCATCATCTGGCTTATAGTTCTCAGGTGAAGGACCACCAAGATCCTCATAAGAACCAGCTTGAGAAGAATCCATTGGGTCTCCAGCTTTAGCACCAGAGTTAACCGCAGTTTTGGATTGTGCTGTCTTTACTTCCATTTCTTGTAGATCTCCACGAGACATTTTTAAAACTCTCCGATTGCCTGTTTTAAACTATATTTATTTATAAATTAAAACCTTTTATATCAAAGGCTACTGAGGAAGTTATTGAAAACTTCCAATTTTTGTTCATCCAGTTGTTTCTGATCAACTAAAGTATTGATCTCTTTGTATGTTTTGGCAGCAAGTTGTTCTCTTAGAACACCACCATCCCATACCCATTCTTTACCTTCCATGATGCCTTCAACAAAAGCATCAGGAGCAGAAGGATCAGCAACAATGTCAGCAGCAGTTGCCAACATGAAGTCATCACCTACAATGTTTACTCCTTCTCTGGTAGGTTTAAGTGAACCAATACCTCTGGATGAAACACCCAGTTTCACACCCTCATCAATAAGGGATTGTGCAATCTTACCCATTGGTGTGCTCAGGAGTTTAGCTTTACCAATGAAGTTTGAACCACTCTCTCTGAGTGATACAATCTTGTGGGATACTCTGTCAAGATTTACAGTAGGACCTTCTGGGTGACCCAGTTCTCCCAATGCTCTTCCTGACTTAACATGGTTTTCATTGTATCTTTGAACTTCCTTTCTCAGGACGCTCATAGGATACATTCTTCCATTTCTATTTTGAAGGTCTCCTTGTAGAAAGATGCCTTCAATAAACATTGACTTCTTTCCACCAACAGATTCTACAATGAAGTCAACAGATTCGATTTCTTCTCTGATTAGTTTCATTTGTGACCTCAGGAGACTTGAACTTGTTGTATGAATGCTTTACCAGTGCTGGCAGCAGTTCTAACTGATACTTTAAATGACCTTCTCAGGTCAGCATATGGACCAGCAAATGCAGTTACAATGCCAGAAGAATTGTGAGTAACAACAATTCTTGTGCTAAAATATCCACCAACACCTGCTGTATTATCAATTGATGCTATTGTTTTATGACTAAAGTCATAATAGGACTGATTGCCACTAGTAGTAAGAGTAACTGCATCTCCAACTGCAAAAGGTGATCCTGTTCCTTCAGGAAAATCAAGAGTTGTTGTTGTACCAGTAGTGATACCAACTACTCTTTGAGATGCTACAGGACCAAGACTAATTTTTTCATCACCACCAGATGTTCCAATATAAATGTCACTTGTTGTAGCAGTAGGATTAGCTCCAATTGCAACATGCACACCAGCACTTTCTGCAACAACTCTGAGAGTATCAGTTTGTTGAGAAATTGCAGTGCTTGATGCTGGTGAAGTACCAGTGGTTATTGTTTGATTAGACCCAACTGCCTTTAGTGCGCTCGCCATTACTTTTAATTACAATAGACCTGTTAATGTATTTAGTTCTCTTCTTGTTCTGGTGATTCAACTTCAGCAGAAGTTTCTGCACCATCAAATACAGTATTCATAATACCAGGAGTTGCAGTTTGAACTTTTTCTGCAGTTCTGGCATAAAGCATATCTTTGATGGCATCACTAATTTGTGTTGGTGATTCATCTTTCACCAAAAGATCCATTAATTCTTCCATGTTGTATAAGTTACAATAAATTTATTTATATTCCTTTTTATTACTGTAATAAAATGGGTGAAGATGCTGATAGGGAAATATATGTGGATGATAATTGTGTAAATTTAAATCATTACAATGAGGATGTCTGTATTCATTTTTGCTAGCTAATTTTTGAATACATCTTCTTAACTCATCGTAAATATCATCCATTATCCCTATATTTCACCACCACTGGGTGTTTCAAACTTTGCCTCATCAACCTCAGGTGCTTGGGGAGTTGCACCCATCAAACCACCTGTTGTATCACCAGGTGCAGCTGGCATTGGTTGACCAGTTGCTGGATCAATAGGCATTGCACTTGGGTCAGGGATGACACCATCTTTAATTTCCTTTTCAATCAAAGCATCTTGCTCTTCAATCTCAATATCAGTTTGACGCAAAATCTTACGTCTTACATAATCATTAGAATAGTACTTACCAACATAAGGTTCAGCAAGTGCAGCAAGATTTAGTCTTTCAGTAGTAAGTTCTGCATCTTTGAGTTCAGCAAAGTGATTATCATAAAGGAAGTCATACTGAATATGATCAGACATTAACTCCCAATCTTCAGGGGTCACAACATTTTTTAGAATAAGTTGTGACTTGAGAAGATCCTGGAACATATGAGAGAATCTCTTTCTCATTCTTCCAACAAACTTGGAGAACTTAATCTCATCTCTTAAGATCTCAGATGATCTTCCAAGTGAGAAACCACCTTCTCCCTGAATTCTTGTTTCAGGAACATTCAGTGATCTATAGAGTTTCTTCTGGAAATAGTTGATGTCAGTAATCTCACCAAGGTTCTGACCACCAGGAAGTGTAGTAATTTCAGTGCCTCTGCCACCTTCTCTTCTAGGTAACCAGAAGTCCTCCATCATTGACATGTGCTTTTTATCATCTCTGATTTCACCAGTGTTTGCATCATAAACCAACTTGTTTCTATAACGCATCATTACATCTCTAAGGTATTGTTCTGCCTTAATTTTAGGCAGATTACCAACATCAATGTAAAATATTCTTCTTTCAGGTGCTCTTGAAAGTCTGTAGATAACAAGAGAATCCTCAATCATCATCAACTGATTAAGTGGTTTAATTGCTTTATGTAACCAAGAAAGTGTTGATCCCTTGTTTCTATCAACTAGTCCAGAAGTGCAATAACAGATAGAATCTCTAGTAAGTTTTACACCACCACTTGCCTGTTGTGTTCCATATCCAGTCTTTTTCCCACCATCCAAATATACAAAATATTCTTCAATAGGTGGAAACTGGAATTGATCAGCAGCATTTTCCTGTCTTTGAAAGACACCATCACCTTTCTTTCTAACAATCTGACGCACATAACGCATCTTAGATGCATCAATGTATCTCAGTTCTTGAATACCAGCTTCTGGATTCTTTTGATCAATTACTTTATTATAGTACAGTCTTCCATCAATATACCAATTTCTAAAAATTTCATGTGCCTTGGTATCAAAATCAAGGAGGTCAAGAATATATCTAAACTCTTCTCTAATTTTTTTCTTGATGCCATCACTAGCATTTAAGTTTGACAGCTCAATCTCTACAGGAGAATCATTAGTATCAGAAACAATTGCTTCATTTACAACATCTTCAATAGCACTATCACACTCAGGATATAATGACATAGATCTATATCTTCTGATAAGATCATTTTCACTTTTATAGATTCCTTCAATATCTACATAAGAGCCAAAAAAACCAGAGCTAATATAGTTCTCAGATCCATCCTGATTATTAGGAGGGACTGGAGATACTAGCCCTGGCGGTTGCTTCTCGCTGTCTTCAATTGAGAAACCAAATAATCTTGCCATTATTATATACTAGGAGTCTGTGCTCCTAGTATTTATCAACTTAAATTATCACTTAAATGTTGGGGTTGATCCACCATCACTTCTGCCATCTTCAGCAACACCAATTCTGAAGTCCTGAACCTGGAAGGTTACAGTGAATTCTTCAATAGTGTCAGTTGAATCATAGCTCAGATCAATGGCACCAACTTCAGTTGGGAAGATTCCAGTAAACTTATAAGATCTCAGAACCTGCTGACTTCTGTTGTTCTGTGGGTGTGAGGTTGAATTTCTTGCATTACCTCTACCCAATTGAGCAATGTAGGCATTTGCCATATATGAAGAAGGATTAGTAACGCCTGTAGCATGTGACAGGTCATTAATTGTGTTCATCCAACCTTCAAAAGCACTTCTCAGATTAAAGTCTTCATCATTGATGATGGTGACTGTCCAAGGTTCAAAGGTTCTATCACCAGCAACTTTCAGAATTCTACCTCTAAAAGGAACTGGAATTTCAGCAACAGTTGAGGCAGGAAGTTGAGCAGCCTTACAAAGGAATCTAAAGTCCTTTCTTGCTGCATCATTCCAGAGTGTTCCTGCACCTGAAATACCAGATGGGAATGAAGGAATAGAAGCCTCAAATAAATTGGGGCGAGCACCCCCACCCCTCAACTGTGTCTTAAAATTATGAAGATTTTTTGTGTTAATGTTTGCCATTTGTGTTACCTCTTTGTGTTATGACTACTTGTAATAAATCAGGTTCCAGTAACTTCAGAGAAGCTAATTCCACCTCTTGTAGCAACAAAGGTAAGAGTTACAAAGTTGATTGATCTTGCAGGTTGAATGAAGATATCAGCTCTAAACTCATTGTTGTCAACAATATCAGGAGTATTGTTTGTTTCATCACAAATGACTCTAAAGTCCTCAATTCCTCTCTGGGACTGAATATCAGTCAGGAAAGGTTCAACAATATTAATGAAGTTTGCTCTGGTTTCAGCATCATTCAGTTCAAAGAGTTGATCATTTGCAGCAGTCTCAAGTGCTTGCTCAACTGTCAAGAACAGTCTTCTAACATTAATTCTGTCAAAAGCAGACTTGTAGCTAAGGGCAGTCTTGTCACCAAAGAGAATAGCACCAGCAGCATTTTGGTTAATGACTGGATTAATTCTTGCTTTGTAGAGTTGATCTCTTTGTGCTTTGTTGGGATTGTATGCCAACTTGACAACATTATTCAGAGTTCCTCTTGCTTGACCAGCAGGTGAGAACCAAGGCAGATAAACAGTATTATTTCTTGCCATGATACCAGCAATGTCACCATTTAGAGGAATGTATCTAAACTCATTGTTAAATCTGTCATAGACATACTTATAACCACTATCAAGAACAGCATAAGAAGAAGAACTAATCTGTGAGTAGTAGTTCAGAATGTTGGTTGTGGCAGTTGTAGAGTTAGAAACATTAACAACATTGCCTCTATGTGGAGAAATAACTGCCTGACAGTCTTTTCTACCTTCAGCAATGGAGATAAGAAGATTTGCTTTTGCTTGAGTTGAGAGTTGATCATTGAATGATGATCCCATCAATAAGAAGTCAACAGCAATTTCATCTTTGTTTTCAAAGAGTTTGTAACCAGTCAATACATCACCAAGTGTTGGTGCCATTCCACCACTTGCACTATAATCAGCGCCACCACCAAGAGTGTAAGTTACATTGCCAAGGACATTAAAAGTAACTCCTTGTGCATCAAGACCCCAAGCACCAGCACCAGTGGTAACTTTAGTATATCCTGATGAGAATCCACTTGCCTGAGCATTAAGACCTCTTACAACATCAAAGGTTGAACCAGGATTAGCACCAGCAAAAATGAATGAAGAGTTGTTTGCAAGGTAATGCTTATAGTAGTTTTTGATTGGAGCATTTCCATCCTCTTCACTATCAAGTGCCTTAGAAAGGAAGAAGTTTGTCTCAAGGAGGTTCCCTTGTACACCAGTTACTGTTCCAAAATCATCAACAACTGCAACGTGAATTGCATCATTCTTTCCACTTCTTGTGGAAGCATAGTTATTAGTTACAGGTCTTGGGGCAAGATTTTTCCAGAAGATAGTAGAATTTGTCAGACCAAGTGTCTGTTGATCATACCAGTCAACAGCAGTTGCTGCAGCAATGGTTTTAACATTAGCACCTGTAGTTGCCTCTACAAATGTCAGTGTATCAGCAGCTTCAATTGATCTGCCAGGATTACCTACCTGATAAGTAATAGGATACTCAGTTCCTGAATCAGTTGCCATTCCAGAAACTCTGGAGAGAATTCTTACATCAATACTACTCTTCATATTAGAAGTAGTATCAGTAGTAACACCAGTGATAATACCTTTCAGGTAACCAGTGAAGGAAGTGGTTGTTCCAGCACCAGGTGTATTTACTGAAGACAGTTGTACAGTAACACCAAATCCAACAGTTGCACCAGCACCAACAGGACTTGTGGTTGTAATACCAATTGTTTGGTCTGCAAAGTTATCAATTGTACAGACCTTAAGGTTTGTATTTATTTCACCTGCTTCTCTTGCTGCATAGAACCAATCAGATGCAGTAGAATAATTTTCTTCATAATCATCATAGTTTTTGATTTTTACGCTTGTTGAAGCAATGGATACACCAGCATTTGCATTCTTCAAATTTGAACCATCTATTCTAGCTACCTGGAGAGTGCCACCGTATGAAAGGAATTCAGATGCAACCATCCAATCCTCATAGTGCTTATCGTTGTTTTGGGGCTTACCAAAAACATTAACAAGCTGACTCTGACTAGTAATCAGAATTGTTTCTTCAATTGGACCACTTTTAAATGGTGCAGCAATAGCACCAACATTATCAAGAACATTATCAGCTCTACCAACTGTAAGGTCAATCTCCCTGACCAATACACCTGGAGATAATTGAGGAGTTGCCATTTAATAATCTCCTTAAGTTCTCAGATTAACTAAAAATATTTATTATTTTCAGGGGTTTCATTGGGGAAACAAGAAGTGAACTACCAATCTGGATAAACATCAGTTGTATATTTCTCTCTTCTTGCAACAACTCTCTTTTTACAACACTCCTTACATTCATATGAATATGATGAAGCAACTGGTCCTCTATCTTTTCTTGTTCTGTAGAATCCATCCACAAGATTTTTCTCCTCACCACAGACTCTACATTTTCTTATATCAAGCAGTAGATGACCTAGATTAAACTGCTCATCAAAGTCCATTACTTATAATCCCACATATAAGACATGTCACCATACTCATCAGTAAACCATCTATCACCTTCATCATCTACAAATGTATTATCTTCAAGACCATCATTGATAAAACCAAAAGGTGCCATATCCTGTTCTATTTGATTCTTCTGCTCATCATATAATCTTTTTCTTACATCCTGGTCAGTCAATTCTTTGAAGTAATCCTGTGCAACCAACCAAGCATAGATGACCAAACACATGGCAAGGTCATCATTACATCCTTCTTCTGCCTCAAATGAATTATGTTTAGAAACAAAGGTTGTGAGTTCTGAGATGATCTCATAGTCATTAATGAATAATTTATCTTCTTCAATCAATGTTTTGAGGTTTAAAGAACCCACTTTTTTAACTGTCTTGGACATCTTCAATCCAAGTTGAGTTTTTGCTCCTGAGAATCCTTGCCCAACAATCTGTCCTGCTCTTCCTCTCATTGAGCACATAAGTAAGTTTTGATATTCTAAGTCATACTGAAGAATACTTGCTACCTGATCTCCAATATCATTTACTTCACACAATACAAATGCTTCATTGTATTTTCTTGCTACCTCCCAAATAACATTTGGAAAAAGCATAGGTTTAATGGTGTTGTTTCTATACTTTGCCACAACCTTATGTGGGAACTCTGTGATATCTGTGACAATAAATGCAGAGTAGTCATTACCAACTCCTCTTGCTACGTCAACAGACATTACATAGTCATGGTTTTTCTTTGGTGGTTCATATACATCTAATCCTGCACTTCTCTGAATAGGATTATCATAAATTAGATTCTTAAGTTTGCTTGGTGCAATGAGAGTATCAACAGATCCTAAGAACTCACACTCAAACTCAATCTTGAACTGCTGTTCAGATGTGTTTTTTATAGTTTGCTTCTTCCACTTATCATCTCTACCTGGAACTTCAGACCAGTGAACATCAGTTGGAATATATTCATTACTTCCATTCTCTGCATCATGCCACATCCTATAGAAGTGGTTCATGCCATGAGGTGTTGAAACTATGATGACTTTTGTGCTTTTACCAGAAGTAATAGTAGGATAAACAGATGCAAAGAAGGCATCAGCAATGTGATTTGGAACGAACGCGAATTCATCCAAGAAGAGGATATTGAACGACATGCCTCTGACAGCACTTGCAGATGTAGAAGCTGCCAATATCTTACTGCCATTTTCTAACTCCAATGAACCTTTGTTCCATGATAGAATACCCTGCTGCATCCACTTGGGCAAGTTCTCATAAGCAATCTGTAACCTACTTAAAAGTTCTCTAGCGGTGCTTGCCTTGTTAGCGAGGATGCCAATATTAACACTGTCATTAAAGACGACATGGTGAAGCAGAAAAGAAATAACAGTCGTGCTTTTGCCAGTCTGTCTTGGCATTTTGCAGATGTTAAACCTATTCTGGTAAAAATTGTTGATGAGTCTTTCTTGGAAGTCATAGGTCTTAAATGGTTGTAGACCATGATCAAGAGTCACAATCTTGACATAGTTTTGTGCAAAGTAGACAGGGTTATCCTTACACTTCAAATACTCTTGAATATTTTCTTGAGTAAATTCAATTTGAGTATTTGCTTTTTTTAGATTAGGATTACCAAGATAAATTTCACTCATAAATTAATCAGCAATTCCAAGCTCTAAGGGACTTATTAATTCTGCTATTAGGATCATTAGCAGTTTTAGCAGAGGTTAACTTCTTCTTCATACCTTTCATTCTCGCACAAAAACTCTTTCTGCGAGGATTGCCAACTTTCTTTGAAGGTGCCTTAAGATCGCTTCCTGGGTTTTCACGCTCATACGACTTTCTACCTTTTTCATTCAATCCTCCTGAATCACTTTTTCCAGACTTTTTTGTCCAGGCAGCACCCTCCTCAACCTCTTCAACTTCCTCTCCCATAGTCAACATGGGTTCACCAGGTTCATATGGTGTCATGTCAAATCTTGACACTTTGCAACCAGGATATACCTTTTCAAGTGCATCCTGAACTTCAGTTCTTGTAGGTCTGCTAACTTCTGGGAAGAAGATCTTCATCATCATATACTTACCTTTCCAGGTAAATGATACAAGGTAGAGATTACCAGTTTTGGCAGGTACTCTCACTGCCTCCTCAATCTTTTTTGCAGTGGGGCACTCCTTTTCTCCATGAACAGGACACTCCTCTCCAGCATCATTGTGAGCACAACCTTTCTTTTCTTCCAGTTTGTGCTGCACACTCTCACTGGTTGCTTTCTTCCAACTTCCACCTGCTGCCTTGTACTTCTTAGCAGCCCAACCATTGGCATAGGCAGATGGATAGACATCAAACTTTGCTTTTGCTTGTGCCTTGAATTTAGACCAGAGTGAAGGATTGGTAGGAACATTCTTTTCTACAAGAAGCCACTCTCTTTCACACTCAATCTTTTCAAGAATTTGTCTCACCATGGGTGAGGAACTCTCTTTAATTTTGTTTGATGTCATGATTGGTTTTCCTCCTTTGCCTGGTCTGTCTGCAACTGGGTCTTCTCTTCTTTTACGTCTCACAGCAGCTGCCCTTTCTGCTTTAGACATTTTTGCTGCCTTCTCATTAGACAAGCATTTGGGTTTACCTTCACCCTCACCTCTAGCACATTTACCAATTCTCTCACCTTTGGTGTTGTATCTATCCCAACCACCACCACCTTTTCCACCTTTTGGTCCTGAACCAAACCAATCTCTCAAATCTTCACTTACAGCACCACCATTGCCATTACCATTGCCATTACCATTCTTCTTACCATTCTTGGTTTCAGAATCATCATCAACAGAGTGACCATTCTCTTTACGAAGCATTCCAGCAGGTCCAACTACTTTGAACCCTCTTGGAATATCCTTACACTTTTTATCTGTGTAACAATAATATTTTCCATCTGGACACTTCTTTTTCATTGATATAAAATAAGGTCTCTCTTTATTTATCAACCATCAAGTGCTACAGTAAGACCAAGAGACATACCAGGCAGTGATATCCAAGAAGTTCCATCATAGAACTCTAATTTTTTACTGGTAGTATTAAAAATAATTGCCCCTTCATTGAATGAACCAGCATCTCTTTGCACTGTTGTATAAATTGGAGGGTAGAATGCAGTAGATGCTTTTAAGGTAGCAGCAGTTATGATACCAGTAGTGTTGATGGAAACTGTTGTACCAATACCAACTGATGCTTCTGTGCCATCCTCTTTTTCAAAAGCAATATTACCTTGAGTATCTTGCTTTATACTAACTGTGATTGCAGTTCCAACAATAATCTCATCTACACCAGTAATCTTTTTGGCATTTGGATCAAGAACAATTGAACCTGTTCCAATGGTAAGAATACCAGTTACTCTTGCATTACCCTGTACTACTAAATCCTCTGAGAATGTTGTAGCTGAACCAATTCTTGCTGTGGTTGCACTTATTACTCCAGTTATATTGACACCAGTTGAGATGGTTTCAAACTTTTCAGCATTATCATAATAAAGTCTTACACCTTCATCATCTTGGAATACAGCAGATGACTTGCCTGACTTTGCCTGAATGATAATATTACCACCATCATCATCATTAACATTATTTCTTATGAAGAGAGGTCCTGTATTGTTATCAATGAAAGAAGTCTGACCACCACCACTAACACTGTGATAAAGTTGTAAATCAGCACTAGCACCAATATTTAACTTTTTATTATCATTGATGATGTTAATATCATCTCTACTGGTGACAATTCCAATAGAGTCAATATTTTTAACATCTTCATAAGTTGCAATTCCAGCAACACTTAAGTTTCCTGAGAGTACAAGATTTGTTCCAGTTGCATTCTCTGCTAATGTAGATGCATCTCCACCACCAACAGCAGTGCTTGCAATACCAACCCACTTAGAACCATTATAAATTAAAAGTTTTCCTGTTCCTGTGGTCTGATCAAAAGTAACATCATCAAGATCTTTTATAAATCCTGCTCCACCACCACCCATGGTGGATAGTTGAGTTTGAATTCTATTAACAAACAACCTGTAGTGTTTTGACAGGTCATCAAGAGTCGCAAATTTCTGATCAAGAGGAGTCAATGGATCAGTTTGTCCACCAGCAGTTTCCTTCTGACTAGGTGGTTCATTTAGTAGACCCTCAGCAAGATCAACTTGTGCTTTTTTAATATCTGCAGATATTTTCTTAATATCTTCAAGACAACTTTTAACACTTACCTTGACAAATTTGACATCTTGTTTAAGTGAATCAATTTCATTGTCATAATGTTTGATTTCTGGAAGAGAATCAAACTTTTTACTTACCTCTTCCTTTAAATTGGTGAAATATGACAGAATTGTCTCATCTGTTTTAACACTTTCCTTGTTAATTCTCTTGATTTCTGTCTCAAGAGTTTGTTTTAGTTTATTTTGCTCTCCTAAAAGTGCTTTTTTTAGTTTTCTGTCATCATCTTTAAATTCATGCTTATGATCATAAACTCTTAGAGTAATTTCTTTGAGTTCTTTATAGATTTTGTCCTTAGATTCTGAATATACATTCTTAAAATCTTTAAAATCAACTTTTTGCTCAAAATCCTTGACTTCAATAGTCTCATTTAACTCAGAAACCCTTAAATCAATCTTTTCTTTGATAATATCAAGGTGTCCCTGCACCTTTTTAAAGTCATCATCAATAATTCCAAAGGTTTTTCCAATCCAAGAGAAGTCTGGGACCTCATTTACCTTCTGAACCCAATCAGGAAAGGTTGGAATGCTCTCATTGACCTGTTCAATTCTTGCTTTTAGAGCATAAAGGTCATTTTCGTAGTATTTTACCTCAGGAAGAGAATCAATTTCTTCCTTAATTCTTGATATTTTACCATAAATGTGTTCAATATCACCTTCATAGTACCTAACTTCAGGAACTTCAGGGATTTTTTGCTCAATTTCAGATAATTTTACCTCAAATTGTTCATTTTTTGCCTTAAGATCATAAATTTTGTCACTTTTAAGGTCATACTGTGAGAAATTTTCTTGAATTTCTGCAATTTTTTCACTTATTTCACCAATTTCTTCATCATATGACTTAATTTCAGGTATTTCAGGTATATCCTTCCTTACATCATTGACTAATTTGACCAGTTCTTTCCACTCTGGTGCTTTTATGACGTCAATAACCTCTGCAAATGTGTTTCCATTTGCATCTTCAATAGTTTCTTCTTCAATATGGGTCTTATATTCTTCTACTGATGGTAATTCTTTTTCTTCTTCAATAAAATCCTTATAAGAGGGTAGTTCACTATCCTCTAGATAATCATTTATTGACGGCAAGTCTTCTTTATTAGACATTCTATTAGTAATAATACTTTGGGATTTCTCTCCCTGATGTATTATTTATCAGGATAAAGTTTTTTCAATTTTTTCTTTCTTTCTATTTCATCTTGTTCTTGTTTATTCAACACAGGCCATCTTTGTAATCTCAATGAAATCATCATTTGTTTGAGATTTGGAAGTTTCATTATTCATAAAGAAGGGGGGAGGGAGCCCTTATTTATCAGGATTATTATTCTTCAGTAATTTTTGGAGTTCTGCTGTTGAACCAACAAACAAAGCATTGTTGACTGTGGTTGGACCTTTACTTACTTTCTCTTCTTCCACATCTTTTAACTTCTGCTGCAAGGTCATCAGTTTATCAGTAGCATCAGCAACATTCTTAATTAATTGACCAGCAACCTCATATGCTCTTGGCATCTCACTTTCCTGCGCTAGCTCTAAAATACCATTAATTGCTTCCTGACCTTTTTCAATAATTGAATATAGATTTCCTCTGGTATATTCATAGTCTTTCTCAACATCACCTTTTGTAAGGTGTGCAGGTTTTTCCTTTCCAGGGGTTACATCAATGATATTATCTTCAGTCATTAGAATGTACTCCCATCAAATCCAAAGTTGTCCCCAATATCAATGAAGTCAGCATCTGCTGCCTCAATGCCAAAGATAGATGCTCCAAGAGCATGATTTGTAGCAGTGGTTTTATCTTGTGCTCTATTGACAGTTATCTTATTGCCATTAACCTTTTCAACAAACATCTCTTCCTCACCAATTGTGATATATTGTTTCACAGTAATTGATGAACCATTTGCCACTGTAATCACAGTTTCTGTAGTATCAACATCTTCAGATATCTCAGTCAATACATTACCATTGTAATCTTTGGTTGCTCTAGGAACAACTCTGTAAGTGACATCTCTCTCATATGCCTGACCAGCAGTTGTTCTATTACCAGAAACATATCCAATCTGTACCTTCTTGATGACATCAGTAGAGACATCAGTGATGGGACCATACAGATTTGTTTTAGCAGTAAATCTTAAAGTATAAAGTAGTACTCTTCTTGTATCAAAGTTTCCTTCATAGTCATCAACCATTGATACATTTTCCAGTTGAACTGGAACATTAACAACCTCTTTAAGTTCACCTAGAAGTTTGATGGGTAATGTATACGATGGTTGAAAGTAAGGTAAAATCTGTTCAGTAATTTGAAGCATGTCATCATTTAACTTTGTCATGATTGACAGTTCAAAACCCATGTTATATGGAACAGGCATGTAGACCTTTTTGGTCTTTGTTCCACTAGTAGTTACAGGATGAAAAGCTTGTGTTTGAGTTGCTTTTCTACCAGGATCATATGTCAGATCAGTAAACTCAAATGACATTCTAGGAAGAGTCATTTGAACAGGTTTGTTTAGATCTTCCTGCTGCTCTAATCTTGCCAGAAACTTTTGAGTAGGTCCATAAGCAAGAGGAACTTTGATGACACTGTAAGTATCATCATTTGCATCCTTCTTATGAATTTCAATTCCATTGAATAAAGATCCAAATGCTATGATTACAGATCTGAAGATCTCATTATAGAAATGCTCAAACATGGTGTCATTACTGTTACAATACTATTTAACAACTTTTTAATTAAGGCATTCCAAAGGGATTTGTCTTACTGAAGTCAATGATATCATCTGCTCTGAGTTCAATATTATCATTATCAGCAAATGGATCAACAGTATCAAACTTATCTTGCGTTTTCATTGAATGTCTAGCACCAGATTCTTGACCAACAATTGTTTCACCTGGTGTGAATGTACCATCAACAATGGATACCTCAAGAACATTGTTAGCAGCATCATAAGACTTGACTCTTGCAGTTGTTCCAGAGGTTGCTCCAGTTACAACTTCATTGAATATAAATGAACCAGTGCTTGTAGAAACAGGTTCAGAAATTGTGATAGTTGGTGTTAACACATATTGACTACCACTGTTTGTAATTGTTACACTTGTAACAACACCAGCAGCACTTGTGTTTGCAACTCCAATTGCTGTTGCAACACCTGGTTGAATGTCAACATAATTCTTAAATCTTGAATCATTAGAGATTGTTACTACAGGTGTAGACAAATAACCTCCTCCACCATATGTAACTCCAATGCCTGTAACAATACCACATTGATCAATACCAAATTCAAACACTGAAGTTGCAATTCCAACATTTGTTGATGCTTGATTGATTGTAATTGAACCAGCACCAATTCCACTTACAAAAGTGCCTCCCTTTACAAAGTTATAAAATTTATCATGACCTACAGCAAGTCTGACTCTATCACCAACAACTATATTTGTAGTGGTTATACCTGTAATAGTTGTAGATGTAGTAGATAAGGTTCCAGTTGTTGATATTGAATTGAATCTAATAGTTGTAAATCCAAGTGCTCTAAATTGTTCATTTGCACCGCCAGGACCACCAATAGTTACAGTTGGGGCAGTAATATATCCATATCCACTATTTCCAATACTAATTGAACTTACAGTTCCTGCAACAGAAACAGTGACAGATGCTGTCGCTTGAATTGGTGATGGACTTCCACTGAAAGATATTGTAGGAGCAACAGTATATCCTGCTCCAATTGTTGCACTTGTTCCAACTGCCCAAGCATCATCATTATTAAAGGAAACTGCAGTGACTATACCAGTAATAGGATGTATTGTTGCAATACCAACAGCAGTAACTGTTGGTGCATCCATAGTTCCAGATGTAGTGATTGCAACAGTAGGTGCAGTTCTATATGCTCTACCTGTAGTGCTAAAGGCAATAGAAGCTGGATTTATAGATGTTCCAGTAATTCCTATGGTTGCAGAAGCAACACTTGTTCCTGGATGAGTAAGTGTAACTCCTGGAACACTTGTATAGAATTTGCCTCCAGTTGTCAATCCAATGGTTTCTACTGTTCCTCCAGTTTCTGCAATACTATCAAGGGTGGTTGTTGCCTGAGCATTATTTCCACTTCCTGTTGGTAAATCAAATACAACTGAGGGTGCCTGTTTATAGAATGCACCACCAAATACTCCTCCTGGGAAAAGATAAGTTGCTACACCAATAGTTACATTGGCAGAAATAACGCTTACACCTCCACCTACTATTGGAGAATCTAAAATTGCTGTTCCTAATGCTCCAACATGAACTGGGGTTGATATACCAACAGTGGGAGCACCAACATACCCACTACCACCTGAGGTAACAGTGATTGGATGTATGCCTCCAATAGTCTCAATACCCACAACCTTAGCAGCAGCACCATCACCACCCCCTCCTGTGATTGTTATGATTGGATTTACAGTATATCCACAACCAGGATTTGTCAGATGAATTGCTGTTATAGTTCCACCTTTTGTCCCATCACAACCAATATAATCACTGGTAAGAACTGCTACTGCCTCAGCATCTACACCACCTGCAGGAGCAGATGAAATAGCAACTGTTGGCTGTGAAGTGTAACCACCTCCCATATTTGTAATATTAATTCCACTAATAGCACCAGAGCAAATACCAGCAATTGATGCAGTTGCTGGTAATGCAACACCAATCAGTTGTAGTTTCTGGATGTATCCAATCTGTTCAATCTCATCATCAATTGTCTCTACGCCAGTGTCAAGAACCTCATCCTCATATCTGTAAAGTTGACACTTGAGGGTATAAACGTAGTTCTTCTGTAATTGATAGAATGGTTGCTCATGTTCAACATAATTAATCTCAAACAACCTGTCACCAAGTGGAAAGTAAATTAAATCACCTTCCTTTGGTCTAGTTGCAAGTTCAATATTAGGAATATCCTTGATAAGAGGTGTAACATAATTTTCATATCTCTCTCTTGATACAACTAATGTCAGATCATCCTGCTCTTCAATACCAAACTTTGACAGGATTGTTCCCTGACCACCATATCCTTCATAACTATCAAGATATGCTTCAATAGGATATGCATTGTCAAACTCAGATTGAATTACTTCTCTTATAACAGTGTTTTTCTTGACATACCTTCTTGGGATGTAATAGATTTCAATCCCATACATCTGCAACTGTTCGTTGACTAGACTTTGTATGAGATTCTGCTCTTGCTTAGAGTTGTTTAGAAAATATGGATTGAGCATAACATCAACCTATCATATCCATTGGTGGTAACTCATACTTACTTAGCATTTCAACCTTTATTTCATCAAGTTCTCTTTGAGCATCATCAAAGAGTTGCCTTCCATTGAATTCAATGCCTCCAGGTAGTTTTACACCAGTGAATTTGATAAGGTTTTGACCCCACTGTCTCTTGATAAGAGAAGTTAAATATCTCTTCAGGAATGGATCATTATACACTCTTGTGAAATCATTAGGATTCAGTGCTCTGTAACATTCAAGGATGATGAACTCATCTTCCTTCAAATTATCCCAATCAACATCAAGATACATTCTATCTTGTCTAATATTAAATCTAATTCTCTTATGAGTATTCAGGAGATAATCCATTGTCTCCAAATAACTCATTGACATTTGATATGATAGCAGGTCAGTGCTTCCAAAGTAGTAAATGTCATTCAAGAACAATTGATACTTGAAACTGAACATATTGGAACTACTTGCTGCCTGAGCATCATCATACTTAAATATCTTTTCAATACCTATTACTTGAGGTGGAATCTGAATATAATTGCTGTTCTCATAATAAGCAAAGTTTGTAGAATCACCACCAACTGTGGTGTTAACTGTAGTTGATGTAATTCCAGTTTGTGTTGTTGCACTGGATGCTCCAGGAGGTCTTGCTTTACCTCTCTCAACATCTTTTTCAGTAATTTGATATTTTAAAAATGTCTTTTCAACACCATCATAATGCCTTTCTTGAAAATGTTGAATGGCATCATCCATCAAGTCTTGAAGTTGTTCTTCAGCGACATTAATTTCTAAGACAGGGGCACCTAACTGTCTTAAGCAATAATCTATAAGTTCTTGTCTTGAAGAAGGTTGTGCCATTATACACTATATCCTTTTTTATATTTAGGAGACTGGGAGACCCCCCTCTACTACTACATTTCCAGACACCATCTTATAAACTGTAGATGCTGAACTAACAACATTAATATCATAATAATATCTTCCTGGTTTCAAATCTTTTGTTATAGTATCTGTAAGTGAAATATTAAATTCACCACCAGCAGCACTGGTTATGCCTGCAGTGAATCCTTGAATACCACCAGTTGATGATCCAATGGAAACACTTTTTTTCATCTTTGCATGGATTGCATAACCAGATAAATCAAAAGCAGACTTGTTTTCTTTATTGACTTTAAATGTGGATCTAAAGTCAGCACCCTCTAATATTGTAAGGTTTACACCATACGCAGCATTAGAATTTGGATTAAAGGTGATAGTGTTGTTAGCCATTGATTACTGCTTTTAACATTGATTTGATTTCATCTAGATCACCTTTCAAATCATCAACTTTTCTTTCAAGGGAGTCAACTCTTTCTGTATTAGATTTAAGTTTCTCCCTATTTTTTATGTATGATTCAAATTCATTTTTATTTGTATTAATGATGGCATTTGTTCTGCCATCTCTGGACAAATTTTTATTGCCCTCAACAGGAATATAACTCATGCCAATGCAATTGCTCTAAGGTTTCTAAATTGTGGAACAACTGCCTGATTTGTAGATGTTCCAATCAGTTTAAGTCTAAATGACTTGAATGGAGGGAGATTATCCATAGTGAATTTATATTCAGTAAAGTCATTTAAAGCAGGAGTTTGAGTCAATTTGTCATTCTTCTCCTTTCTTGTGTCAGGCGTTCCATCTGAAGCTGCAGGATTAATTACCTGACCATATGGGTCAATATTATTAATACCTGGGAATGGTTTAAACTTAGTTTCATTTGCACTTACATCTTGATCAAGTGCATAGAAAATTCTTACATCACTTGTATTAGCAATATAAGCATCAATAAACACTTTTAAAGATGTTGCAGGGTTCTCAAGAGTAACATTTTTAGTAACATAAATCATGCTGTTAGGATCATCAGGAATGCCAACAACTCTTGGATCTTGAGCAAAATTAGTGATTGGACCATCAACTCTGTTAGATACGAATACAACAGATGAATGATTCAAATCAACCATTGGTGAAATTCTTCTATCATAAGTTAAAAGATCAAGATTAAGGGTGAATGACTTATTGCCAGGAAGTGAAGTGCTGGCAGATAGAACTTCAGTTTCATTAACATTAGATGCAACCATTCTCTGAGATTCAAAATAGTTCTTTTTATTGAACTGAACATCTTGGAAACCTTGATCAATGAAAGCAACCTCATTACCAGAGACAGATGTCTCAGAAATTGTTCTTGCAGAAGCAAGGATGTATGCACCTTCAGGTGAGGTTGATGTAATATCAGGGACAATTAAGGAATAAGGAATATTATATGATCCTTTGGCAGTATTTGCGTTTGTTGTACCATCTGTTACATAATTTGTCTTAGGAGTAAATGTACCACCAGCACCAGTTCTATTAGTTCCATTTTCTGCCATATTGATCTTTACATGATAAGAGTCAATTGCCAATGGTTCATTTTTAGTCACTTCACTAAGATTGTGAATTCTATTAATTCTTCTTAATGATACACCATTAAATTCATACTTAGTTACAAAATCATTTACAACATGACTTGCAGCAATACCTTCTGCTGCTCTACCAATACCAGTCAATGTTCCAGTAACACCTGTACCAGAGGTTACACCCTCATATTTAATAATCTCATCTCCAATTTGAACATATCCTGGGTTAGTGTTTGAAACACCAACATTTTCAAATGTCTCAAACCCATTAGTATTTGCAATTGAGATATTTGCAGTTGTATCTCTTGCAATGTTTGTCAAGAGACTTGTGGGTTTGCTAGTTCCTCTTACACCTTTTATTTGTACTCTATTAGTATTTTCATACATTCCATGATTTCTCTGATTAATCTTAAGGTGTAAACCATCAGAAATAACCACAGTGCTTGTTGGTACAACAGATCCAAAAGCACCAGCATTTATTGACAATCTTGTTCCAGCAGTTGATTCATATTCAAGATAATCAAGAGCGTTTGTGCTGAAATCACCTTGGACATTTTTAAGGAGCAATGAATTGAAAGCAGTGAGAACTCCAACTGTAAATTCAGCTCCAGCACCAAGACCTTTTGTCCCTACTGTAATGGGTTTGAGAACATCACCAACAACATAATTACTACCACCACTTCTAACTGTTGCTGCAATTGCTACACCATCAAGAATTGTGATATCTGCAGTGGCGTTAATTCCTGTTCCAGTCACTGCTGTCAAACCAACACCAGTGAATGTAAATGATCCTGCAGATGGTGTAAATCCAATACCAGAGGAAGTTACACTCATACTACCAGTAACAATACCAGCAAATTGTTTTATGAAACCATATGCTCCAGTGTTTCTTTGAATAATCTTATTTCCCACAACAAGAGGATTAGAGGCACCATCTTGATTGACAGTTGTTCCAATACCAACGCTGATTTGTCTTGATTCAGCAATAATGGCACCAGGCGGAATTGCTTCATTCTTTTCATCAAGTTCTGGATTATAGAATTGAACATTTCCAGATCCTACAAAGTCACCTCTATGAAGGACAAACTTCATATCCTCATATTGACTTGGTGTCCAAACTTTTGCATTCTGTGATTTGAATAATGAACCTAGGAGAGGTTGCTCAGTAACCAGAACTCTACCAGACTCTGTTGCAAGAGTTGTTACATCTGCTTCACCAAGTCTTGAAATCCAAAGATTATATGTTGTAACACTTGACATGACAACCAGTGCATAATCAGCACCAGGTCTTAGATATACAGGTGACTCAAATCTAAATTCAGTTGCTACTGTGCCATCTTCAGAAATATTAACATCATCAGGATCTAAAGTCACCTCAGAATATCCAAGGATATTCTTGTTAGGAGTACCCATTGTTGTCTCCCTAATCTGAACAGTGACAGGAAGAATTTCATCTTTTGTTTGGAAGAAAAGGTCTACCTTAGTTGCATAGATTCCTGACTTAGAATCAATTTTAAAGGTTTGTGCAAGAGGGTCACCTCTTCTGGGGGGTCTTGGTGGGGGTGGGGGTGGAGGTGTTGGTCTAAGAGTTCTGCTGTTAATGATGTCAAAGTTTACATCAGACTCAACAGTTTGTGTCTCTGCTTCCACTTCTACTGTGGTTACTCTTGCATTTCTAAGTGAGAGTGTTACCTCTTCAGTTGTATCAATATCACCTTGTGAATAGAAGATTTCTTCTGCTGCAGTGGTAGATGTTCCCTCAATAGTGCTGTTTATAGCGCTACTGGAAAGTTTGAATACATTTCTCCCAGTATTAAATGTTTGTTGTGAAAAATCTCCTTCACCTGGGACATTAAAGCAACCAATTAAAGTACCAACTCTATCAGTAATAAGATTTACATTAGTTACAGTTGCTTCAGCACCACTCGTCTGACCTCTAAGAACCATGGTGGTGGTAATATGACCTCTAAGAGTTGGATTTTCTTCTGATGCCAGACTTGCAGTATCAATGTTAAGAATTGTGCTCTCAGCTGAGTAAACTGAAGGAATAGCATTACTTCTCAGATAGGGATTACTGTCATAGAAATCAGTAGGATTATTAAATGGTCCATACTTGTGATTAGCAGCAGCAACTCTAAATCTAATTGATGTAGCATCCACAGCACCAAGTCCTTCTCCATTTGATCCTGGAATAGTTCCAACAACTTCTTCACCAACCTGGAATGTACCAGAATTCATAACTATCTGAACCAGTTTAGGAGTGCATCTTGTAGTTACATTTACATTGTCAAAGAATGAAAATACCTGAGTATTTGGTTTCATTCTAGTTGCTGTAAACTCAATGTTTCTCTCCCTCATGAAATTGGAGATAGATCTGTTTACAATTCTAGATCCAAGTGATGCTGCCTCTGTAAGAACTTCATTAACAGTTTGCTGAACACCTGTTCTGTTCTGCTCAATATTAATTGTTCCATCAATAGTGGTTGAATTAATAGTTGAGAGGTTGGCATTAAATCCACCAATTCCCAAGTCTCCTGTTGATCTTCCAGTTCTTCTTGAAGCAGCATTAAATGTTTCAGTTTGAGTTGTCCCAGAGAGATCAAGATTGATTCCAGTGGTCTCCCATGAATTCCACAATGTTGGTGCTACACCAGTTCTAAGACCATCATCACCATCTGTTACCTCTGCTTGAAGGGCTTGAGCAACAGATTCAAAGTTACCCTCAATAACTACATCATTAGTCTCTGGAGGAAGTGTGCTTACCCATACATCAGTAGTTGGATTCAAAGCAATACTTCCTTGATAAAAGTCAACCAGGAATGGAGTTACATTTACAACTCTAGTAGCATAAGGTTGTGAAATCTCAGCAAGTTCAGTGTATCTTAAACTAATTACATTTCCAGTTCTCTGAACATTCTGTCCTGAAAGAGATGTAAATCTTGAATCAGTGTTTGTTGTTGTGAAAGTTCCAATTCCAGGAATTGCAGAACTTCCAACTTGTAGATTGACAGCAGTTGCATAATGTGCAGGTCTTAATATTTTTTCAACTGGATCAATACTATTTCTTACACCAATAGTTACATCTTGAGGTGTGTAAGAGGAGAAGTTATCAATAAAGATACCAGATTTAAATCTATTCAGACCATTTGCGTCTGAAACAAATGTGTTTAGAGTGTTTTGCTCAAGGAGATTTAATGAAGTATAATATTCAAGGTTTTTAATTCTCTTCTCAAGTTTTGCGATATCATTCATTTGATATCTCTTATGTTCTACAAATTTAATCCTTGAATCTTTTACAGAATAAAGATAAGGTGGGTTAAACACATTTGCAATATTCAGAGCTCCAGGAAGAACATCAGGAAGTTCTGGTCTGTCTGAAGGAGCACCAAGAGTTACTTGGATGTCACCATTTCTTGTAAGATACAATCTATCTGCTCTTCCAAGATAGTAATCATATGCAAAGATGGATGATTCATCACTTGCAAAAACATGCTTGCTGCTGTGATTATCATTATTAAATGATCTACCATCAAATTCAAATGGTGAACTTGCTCCAGCAGTCACATTATAATCAGATACTCTTGGTCTTAGATCAATAATATCAGTGTTTCTAAACCCATTTGTCAATTGCACTTCTGTGGAATAGTTACAATTTTGATATGAGTTTGCAGTTGTAATATCTCCAACATCACTAGGATCATAGTCAAGATATCCATAATAAATTATAAGTTTCTTAGTTGGAACATGTGACTTTGCTTTTCTAATTACTCTTGAAATATCATAGATGTCACTTCTCTGACCATTATCAAATTCAAATGAAGAGGTAACATTTGGTGAACCAGCAGTGATCTCAGAGGTATTTGCTTGCACACCAGAAGTCCCAAAAGAAATAATCTCACCACTCTGGAATTGTTTGTTGTTTAAATATGCAAAGGTAATTGAAGATGTAGAGTTTTTCTCAAGATATACTGCCTTTGCATTACTTAAATTACCAATAAAGACCTCACCAATTGATAAGTCATTTGTATTTCCACTTGGTCCAGTTGCATTACTAATTGTCAGCGTAGGAGCTGAAGGATCATTTACATCAATTGATTCATAAATTGCATGAACAGTGTAAGCATCTGCTTTATTCAGAGAAATTGTATCATCTTGAACTCTTGTTCCAAATGGGAAATCACCGTGGGTAAGACCATCATTCAATGTGGTTCCTGCAAATCCAACTGCATCAATTCCTGAAGTTGGATCAATAGATTTGTCAATAGAGATTTTAGTTACAATATTTTTTCTCTTAATCTTTGCAGTTACTTTTGATTGTAAGACAGTTCCAATAAGAACTGCTGGTCCATTTCCAGTCAACCCCTTTATGGTTAACTCAGTTCTTGCTGCATTGAATGAAAATTTGTCACTTGTAAGAACTTGAGTTGTTCCATCATCATTTTGAAGAGAATATCTTTCTTCATCAAAATTAGTCCAAATCTGGTTATCTATATCGTCAACACCAATAGCACCAGTTTCACCTGCTGTGCTAATAGTTATATTCTTTTTAACTCTAATTGTGATATTAGACCCATTTAAATTAACAGACTTTACATTCTGATTTGGAAGTGTTGTATATAATGAATTCTTTCCAGCATCATTTCCACTATTTGATGAATCTGCTAGTTTTGTTGTTACAATTTTTAAATCATTTGCATCAAAGATGGAGCTTGGAAGTTGACCATCAACTACACCAGTAACAGTGGTGACACCTGATATTTCAAAATTTGAAGAACCAACAGCAACCACTCTTGCCATTGAAACATCAAAAAGTCCTGGTCTTTCATAAGTAATTAAGTTACCAGTTGTGACAACACCAACAAAAGTGCCTCCATCAAGTGCAGGAACAGTTACAGTTGAAACACCTACACTACTGGCACTGATTCTTGCATTATCAAAGGTTAAAATTGGACTTTGAATTATGTCAGCAGTAAATGTATTTGCTGTTCCAACGATACCACGTACTGCTTTTACATCAGAGAGAGAATATTGTCTAGTTGAAACAAGAAATCTTCTCTGATCTTCATCACCATTAAGGAAAACTGGTTCACCCCTTACAAATTCTCCTCTTACATTAAAGAGAGTATGTGCAATACCTGTGCTTGAAGTATGAACATATCCAATAGCACCACTTTGTTTTCCTTCAACAATTGATGACTTTGTAAGAGAAGCATCTACATTGAGAACAATTTCATTTTTAAATTCAATATCAAAAATTGAAAGGTCCCACTGATTGATATTTGAATTGGCAACATCATACGCACCTGACTCTAAAGCAAAGTCATAAACTCTTGCCTTACCAATTTCTTCACCAGGTGCATTAAATTTGTTTAATCCAACTCTCTGACTTCTCAGAGAAAGAGTGTTGCTGGTATTAAACCCAATAGGTGCATTTCCAGTAACATTATTAACTTTTAAAGTTGGTGCAAAATCAAATGTTACACCAGTATTTGCCATGGTTCTGGCAGTTCTTGGTTTTGGAACATCAAGAAATTGTGGTGATTTAATTTCAGTCTCAAAACCTCTTACATATGCTCTACCAGGTGAAACCTGATAGATCATTTGATCATCAGAAGGAACATTTCCTCCTTGTGTTAATTGATCTTCTCTATAAACACCTCTATTTCCTTCAAGATTATTCAGACTTTCTTTAATTTTTGTCTGTAATTCTTTAATGTAATAATGTCCTGACTCATCAAATGTTCTTTTTGCTAATTCATTACCAAGTTCATTATACTGTGGACTGTTGTTTATTGCATTTTTAAGAGAACCATTTTGTACTTCAGCAACCTGAACAAAACCTTGCGAATCAAAATTATTGATTGCCTTTTTTGCTAATCTAGCAATAATTTGAAGTCTATCAGCTCCTGGTGCTGTAAAGTTATTAAATCCACTTGCATTATCATAAAGATCACCATCATCATCTGCTGTAATAATTTTTTCTTCAATCTGAAAACCAATTCTATAACTAGACGCAGTGGTATATTGATCCAGAATGAGAATCTGATCATCTACAGTAACAAAATTACCTCTAAGATAAAAGATACCTGCACTTTGAGTAAATGCAGTACCAGTTCTTGCTGCTCCTGAAATAATTGTGTTAGCAAATCCCTCACCAGCAGAAATAAATGAATTACCAAATTCTAATGGTGTTTGTGTTACAAGAATTTCATCATCAAAGAAGAATTCAGTAGAATTTCCATCATCACTAGAATCTTCATAGTTCAGATATAATGTATAGTTTCCATTATCTGACTGTTGATTAGTAATATAAGTAACTACTTTTGCAGTAATTCCAGATGTTCTTCCAATAATTTTTTTTCCAACAAGATTATCAAGATAAAGATTTACTGGAACACCTAAAAATTCTGATTGAATCTGTACACAATGAAATCTAGGTTTATATGATGAATTTCCAGGAATAACAACACTTCCTTCTTTGAAAATGTTGTCACCCATTGCTTCAATCTGTCCTTGTAGGATGGATTGAATATTATTTAATTCTCTTGCCTGAATTGGATAGGCGGGTTTGAATAAAACTTTATTATAGTTTTTAGTTGCGTCAAAATCATCAAAATAAGGAGCAACGTTGAGATTAGTTTCCTGTGGCATAATTCTTTAGAATTGCAAAATGATTTTGACGTCTTCTTTCTGGGTGGTAGACCTTGTTACTGGAGGTCTATTATCAACATATATGATATTGCCAGAGTATTTTTTGGATTCAGGATTTGCAACACCCATTGTAAATTCCTGTCCAAGATTATATGTCTTATTATTTATTACAGTACTAATACCTGAAAATGAAGTACTGATCTGTAATGTTGCAGATCCTCCAACAATGTTTAAACTTCCTCCAGTGTTTGAAAGTGCATTTGCATTGAATGGAATATTAACAAATCCATATTTAGGTGCAGCATTTAAAGTACCATCAGAATTAAATCCTGCATTTGTCCTGTCTTGCCAGTACTTAAGAACTCCAGTATTCTGATCATATGAAATTACTCTACCAACTGCTGTAGATCCTAATCCTACAGTCTGTATAATTTCTACATCTGGTGTGAAAGTAACTGAACTATAACCAGCTCCTGTTAATCTCAATGCATATGTTGCAGCAGCTTTGTCTGAAGAAAGAAGAGTTGTTGAACCAAATTGCTGAGGGTTTTCAACAAGTCCTACTCTTGCAAACTGATTACCAGTGATAAAATCTGGATTTTCAGTATCATTTTCATATCTTGAATATGTCAGAACATTATATGCTCCAAGTTCAGTGTAAATATCATGACCATGACCACCTGGAGGAGGAATGATTACATTAAACACTGGATTAGTTGAACCACTTATACCCACTTCAGTGAGATCAACTGAACCAAATGTATAACCTGATCCACCATTGGTAACAGTAACTGATTGAACTTTACTGTCAGCATTTACAACAACAGTTGCTTTACCATTTCTTCCATCACCCTTGATGGTTAAACCAGTATATGTGTTAGCATTTCCAAGACCAGCACCCCTGTTTCTAATAGTGATAATTTTTAATTGACCACTTGAAGCAGCATTTGCTTTTACTGTTGAAGTCTCAGTTGTATCTCCCCAGTCATTTGGAACAGGAATATAGTTTGTTGAATCAAACTTAATGGCATCACCAGGTTTGATTGTATAAAGATATTTCCAAATATATCCATCACCACTTGAACCTGCTGCCTTTGGTTCTAAATCTGTAAAAGTTGGTTCATCCAGTGAAGGACTTCCTTTGAAATTATTCTCTGGACTTGCGTTATTATAGAGACAAATGTAGACTCTATAATCACTATTCATCACATAATAGTTTGATGTATAGATGTTAAATGATCCAGATGGTTGTGAAGGATTTGACCTTGTGATGTCATTTCTCCACATATCATAGATGTTTCCAGATGACCAAGTATTTTTTGAAACAACCTGAGTTACATCCCCACTAGTCACCTTCTTCAAGGCAATCATTGTGTCCCAATAATCATTTGACTGATCAAGACTATCTTTTGGAGATGGTGGTGTGGTTTCCCAAGTAGAAGAATAATCAGTGGCATTTGGCAAACCAATAAACGTATAATAAGAATTGCTGCTGGATTGTACTCCAGCAACAAAGTTTTTTGCATTTAATATACGAAGTTGATCAGTTATTATCGCAGCCATTTTATTAGGACTTTTTTGTTTATTTATAGGGGATTATGTGTAGTCCTTGAATTTTAGAGAAGCACTTCTCTGAACAAGACCAGCAGTTGAAATACCAGTAACCCCAGTGCTGTTATATGCATCAAAAGTCTTGGTATTAATTCTTTCCTCAAAATTTATCTTGCCCCAACTATAATTACCCATGAATGGTCTTACAGTGTGTGCAATACCTGGACCAAATGTATCAACATTACATCTTATTCTAATTACTGCTGTTGTAACACCAACACTGCTTTCATTATAAACTTTTACCATTTCAGTTGATGCTGAACCAACCTTGTAAACACAATCAAGGAAAGTATTACCAACACCTACCTCAGATGCAAATGTGCTTCCAATTGATAAGAATGTGTCTTTAATGACAATAAGGTCACCAGGTTGGACATTACTGCGTGAGACAGGAGTTCCAACAACACTTGCATCTCTCATGAATGAATTAGTTGGAATGTATGTGTCAAAGAACAATTGTTTTTGTGCTCCAACTGTTGTGCTTCCAACACCAACAATCACACCATAATCACCTGTGTAAGAATTAACCTTGATAACCTCTTTTGTGATTTTAGGTGGTTGAATGTACACCAAAGGTTGTGAAGTGTAATTAGTCCCTCCACTAGTGATGGTAACACTTGTAACCACTCCTGCTGTTACAGAGGCAGTAGCAGTTGCCTGAGTGCCCAATGTACCAATGCCTGCAATGGTTACTGTGGGAGTGAAATCATATCCTGAACCACCATCTGTAATAGTCACAGATGATATAGTTCCACCTGTTGAAACAGTGGAAGTTGCAGTGGCATCACTTGTTGAATTTTGAGAGATAAGGGTTACAGAGTTTTGGAATACTCTATTAGAAGATTCATTTGCAATATTGAATAATGGTCTTACAGTATCAACATATGCAAAAGTAGAATCAATACCAACAGATGATGTCAGATAAGCAGCAGGGAAAATTGCTGGTTCATATTTTATTCTATCTTTGCCAACAAACTGACCATTAATCTTTTTATCTACAGTTTGCTTACACCAATCAAGAGGTCTTGTTAAAGTTCTATCATTTGCAAGTCCAGGACCACGATAGAGATTAGTTTGTACAGCATCAATTGTTGTTATGCCAGTTACTACTCTCTTATCTTCATCAAAGACAATACTTTGACCACCATCAATATCAGCATTCAATTCAACTGTATCACCAATTTTAATTGTTGGTTCACCATCTCTGAACACAACATCAGAAGAACCACCACCCTTATAGAAAAGTATTCTAGATGTATCACCCTCTGGGATGCCTGAACCAGGTCCTTCAGGTGCTTCATTAAATGTAATTTGACTTCCACCTTCAAATGTGTAAGAAACATTTGGAACTTGTAGAATATCATTAATAAAGACCAAGATAGTTTGATCTACTTGGATATTAGTTTCTCTTGATGCTCTGATTGAAATAGGTTCATTTTGAAGAGTAAGCGGGAACACTTTCTTCTCTCCATCAAATAGACCATCAATTCTATCAAGAACTTCAAATTCACCTGGTGAAAAACCATTAAAGTTATCATTATAAACTTCCTGAATTGAAATTTGAAACTCACTGAATGAAACTGATGGGTCAGTAGGAATGCCAGTTGTTCCTCCTACAGGAACTGTCAGAACTTCAGTCATCTTAAATCCATATCCAAAGTTAGTTACTTCAAACTCAATTACACTGGAACCTTGACCAACTTTTATACTAACAGTTGCTTCAGTTCCAACTCCTGATGAAGATGAAGAATAAACAAGAGGAATGTCATTATAACTTACTGGTTCATCAATTACAACAACAGGTGGATTAGCACTAGTAAATCCAACTCCACCATTGGTAATATTAAATCCAGTTACATGACCATTGCTGATAGTTGCAGTGCCAACATGAGTCAAGACAGGTAACACACCACTATATGTCTGTACACCCACATTGTATGCTGTCACAACACCTGTTCTATATCCTGAACCACTATTGCCTATACTGATTGATTGGACAGTGCCTCCAACAGATATAACAGCAGTTCCACCTGCACCTACAAGTGGTTGATATCCAGCACCTTCAATTGAACCAACAGATACAATTAGTCCACCAATTGGAAGACCACCTTGGTTCTGATCATACCCAGTTGGTGTTCCAAGACCTGCTGTAAATCTAACAGTAGTTACACCTGAACTTTCAAAGTTTTGATATTCTCCAAGTTCACCTCCCTGAACACCTTGTGGTGCTTGGAAAATATTATTCACAAGCATGATTGTATTTGATGTAATTCCACTTACATTTGCACCATCAGATTTCAGAGTAAAGTTGCTTGTGACACCTGTAAATCCATTTGAAACATCATCAAATACAAAGTTAGAATTATAAGTTTCAAATGTAGATCCTTCTACACCTCTCTTTTGAAATACTCTTGCATGGAAAGTAGATCTTGTAGAGATACCTGTAAAATCTCTTTCATCTGGTGGATTTGTTGATGTGCCTAAAGGAATATTGCCATAAGGTGCATCTATAAAATTCAGTGTATTGCCAGTAATTGTGTAATTGCCAACAAACTTTTCAATTGTTGAACCAGCAGTGTGTGCTCCAATTACTGATCCAAGAACTGGTCTTACAACAAAGATCGTTGTTCCAGTACCAGTAACAGATGTGACTCTCATAAATTCATCATCAATTTTGACAATATCATTTGATGAAATAGTAACAATACCACTTGTTGCAAAATTGGTTTCAAAAACAATATCATTTGATAATGTTGCAGCAATTCCTGTTTTAGAAATTGGTGCTTGTATCATATTATCAATTGACACCAATGCTTTAGTGTTTTGTTTTGTAGCAGTGATGAAATGTGAATTACCAACACCAACGTTAGTAAATTGGACTAAAGTTGGATTGATTGCTTGTGCATCAGTTGCATTTGTAGCAAATCCAATTTGAGCATCATTAATTTTGACAGCAAACAAATCTGTTGGTAGCAGAGATGTTGATCCAACGCTTCCACCAAAATCAGTTGTTACAATTCCAATTCTTTGATCAACACCAGTGATTGTGTATTTGACTGCCTCACCACTTTGAAAGAAATGATTTGGAAGTGAAATCTTATTTGTTGATGTATCAACACCAGTTGTTGAAGATCCATCAAACTGTCTTACAAAAATTGGATCACCATTGTGTTTAAGATCAAATGATGTTCTAACACTTGATCTTGTGCCAAAATAGTTTCCACTCTGTCCTCTTAGATAACCATCATTAAGATTAATCTTATTAAATGTTTCAGTTGGAGAAAGTTCCCTTAAATCAACAAAGAATGATTTTACCTTTACAGCAATACCAGGATTTGCAGTATATGTAACCCTAACAAAATTTCCAGATGTTGAGATTCCAATGGTTCCAAGTGATGAATCAGTCTCAACAACACCATAAGGAGTGATTCCTTGTGTTGGAATTGTCAAAGAATTAATAACTCCAATTTCAAACATTTCATAATCACCATTTGCAGTATCTTCAACAGTAATTACTTGATAAGATGCACTATACTTCTCAGATATAGTTGATGTATCATATTGAGATACAACATGTGCAGTTGGTGATCCAGAGGAAGGAATTGATGTATAAGCACTACCAATTCTAGCAGTGTTCATAGTTGTAATACCTGGGAAGCTGGCAGAACCTGCTGTTGTAGTAACAATTTGACTGTATGATGTTGCTGCTATACCTGCATTTGGATGGAATTTAAGAAGGAGATCAGAACCACTTATGGCAGCACTATATGTTCCAATACCACCACCATACAAAACATTTGAATTTTCATCAATATTGTTATATTCAACAAAACTTACATCTGAACCATTATGAATGATGTTTAATTCAGCAAAATGATAATCATCTCCTGATACCAGGAGGTTTAGAACCTTCAGTGATCTAAAACTTGTACCAACAGAAACAACATTTGTTGTAGCACCAGTGGAAACATTTACCTCTTGACTCATGTAATGAACAATGTCACCAAATGATGTTGTTCCAATTCCAGTTGTGGTTGGTTCAAATGCAAATGAGAATGATGATACAAGATAGTTGTTTAATGAGAACTTAATTGGATGGAACTCAAAGTTCCACTCATTCTCTGTTACTGCAACATCAAAATGTCCAAGTTCTGGGAACGTATACATCTTTGCATAACTGGTCATATATGCAAATTCATCATCAACTATTGCTGTTGATATTTCAAATTGTCTTTCATCAGTAAATGTTGTGTCTTGTACATAGAAAAGTGATTTTACAAATTTAACTCCAGGAGTAAATTCAGCAATCCCAGAGAATGCCTCCAATCTTTCATTACTATTAAATTCTTCACTTACATCATCAACACCCAATACTCTGTTTCCTTTTGACTCAAAGTAATCAGTTAGAATAATATTCTCAAAGAAAACTGTGTCTGAGACAGTTTTACCATTAACATCAAACAGATTTTCTTTTGCAAGATCAAAGTCGTGCATACAATTAAGATCACCTTCTCCAATACAATCAACAATAAATGACATTTCAGTGTCATTTACATTTGGTGTAAGATCTTGATCTTCAGTTTTACTAATTACTTGCAAATCTGAGAATTTTTTAAATCCTGCAGTATGATTCAGTGAACCAACTGTATTGTCCCACTTGTCAAATGAAACTTCAGATTTAACTGAATATGAAAATCTCTGATAGTAATCATTATTTGGAATTCTTTGAAGACCATCATTCAAGAAACCAGTTGATCTTGTCCAACCATAATTAACAGTTGCACCAGCACCAGTTTTAATGTCTGCATCAAAGTCCCATTTCTTTACAACAATACCACGCGTCTTTGAAGAGACACCAGAAATAATTTTACCAAGTGGAAGATCATTTGAAGTTTTTATTTTAAGAATATCAGTATCTTCATCATAATTATCAACAATACCGTTTAATCCTGGACCCCAACTTACAGTCTCATCATTGGAGAATTTATTCTTTCCAAGAATAGGTTCAAAAACAGGAAAATGTGCTTCTGGAATAACTCTTGCTCCGCCAAAGGAAACAACATTTCCAGGAACTTCATTTGCACCAAGATCATCTTTTAAAGAATATTCAACATAAGCACCTGCACCACCAGCATTTGTATTAACACCAACAACTTCAAAAAGTTTGTGCTTATATTGTTCTGAGTTATACCCTTTTCCTGTGGTCCCAATACCAATACTTATACTCTCAACATATACATTTCCTCCAATGAAGAAAGGATATTCATCATTACTACTAAACTGATTTGTAAGACCTAATCTAACAGTTGTTCCAGAAAGAGTTACACTATTAATTAAAAATCCATTAGAATTATTAGTTGGAATAATTCTTGGTATAGTAGGATAGAAACCTCTTGAGTTTACAACAATATTGACTTCAGGATCACCTAATTGATAATTAATATCACAATCAACTATCTCATTTGTCACACCATCTCTTACAATAAGAGATGGTGCCACTAAGTAATCTGATCCAGATGTTGTGATACCAATTCTTTTAAATGATGCAAGTGGATTGATCTCAACTATTTCAGGTAGATTTGCTGTTGGTTTAAGAGTTTGATCTGTTGGATAATTCCAACCAATATTATTGGATTGGAACTTTGTGTTTCTTATCTGACCAATTGATTTTGACTCAGCAAAAAGAATAGCGCCAGTGCCAATTCCACTCTTGATTGAAGAGATACCTGGAATAGACTTATATCCATAATTGTTATCAACCAAATCAACAAACTTGATTGAACCATATGCATTTATGGATGGTGTCTCATATTCTGGTTTTGAAGTTGTCTTGTCAAAAGTAGTTGTTAACGTGGTATTGTCTAGATCAAAATTATAAGTTGTTGTTCCAATTCCAGTAATTGTATAAGTTCCATCAACAAAGGAATTAGATTTAAATACAGTATTGTTTGAAATAACATCTTCATCAATAACTAACCTTTTTTCATCTGTAATAAAGTTGTCATTTACATTCTCAAACTTGTAATACAAAGAAGATGGCATATGCTTTGTATTGAGTGTTAGTTCACCATCTGTGCCAACAACTCCTGATGTTTGTACTTCAAAATCAGAACTATGTGATGTTAAGAACTGATTGATGAAAAGTGAATCACTAAACATCTTCATTTCAAATGCAGGATATTTAATTGAGTTTGAAGTAAATGATAATGAAGGATCAGAAAGGTCAAATTTTATATTTGATGATGCCTGAATTGCAGGATTTATTTTTGCAATAGTTCCAATACCTGCAGATGTGATATTTACAAAATTTGGAGAGATTTTTTCAAGTTCAAATTTCTCTTCAACAAGTTTAATCTGTGTTGGAGTGTCCAAATAGACATAATACATTTTCTCATTTACCAAACCACCTGCAGGTGTCCCTGAGGTATGAATGATTTTATCACCTGTCTTAAAAATACTAGTGGTGACACCAATTGTATTCAGAGTTGTATCAACATCAGATGCAGCAAATGTTTGTGGATCAAAGACAATTCTTCTATTAAAATCATCATACTTAACCACAACTGTTTGTTGATTTGTGGGATTTAACTTGAATATTACTTGATCATTAACAAAAAGACCATGTGAACTTGCAGTAGAAACAGTAACATTTGTTCTTTGTGCTTTTCCAGTGACTACACCATTAAAGTCTGATTTAAGACTATGATAATCACCTGTGCCAATACCTGTAAAATAGTAAAGTCCTACAGTATCATCAACAAGTCCAAGATAACCAGAAGTTGTCATTCCAACTTTATTAGAGGACAATCCAATAAAGTTATCATTAAATGGTGCAACATAAAGTGTTGAAATTGTATCAAGTGTTGTTTTAGCAATACCTGCTTTACCATTCCAAACTTCAATTGAAGAACCTGTGTTTGTTCTATAGTTTACAACATCATTTACTTTAAATATGTGATTTGGAGCGAACAGTTGTTGTTCAGGGACAAAAATATTTGTTACGCCAGCACCAGGATTTGAGAATACAATAGTCTTGCCAGCACCAACAGTTGTTGCACTACCAATACCTAATGTCTCATTTGGGTCAAAATAAAATTCAGTATTAGTCTTTAATATCTTTGTTGTTTTAAGTGCTCCAACATTAATAGAGAATGATCTTGAATCTTGGAAGAGTTTTACATTTCCTGTATGAGCAGCACCAGTTGTGCCATTCTGTGCTCTCAAGACTCTTACTCTATTATTAAGTGGATCACTGTTTAAAACTTTAACCTTCTCAGATTCAATATCAATAATATCATTTGGTCTCATGAAAGGATATTGGAATGCACCACCAACACTAAAATAAGTTACAATACCAGTTGCTGCAGATGTTCCAACATTGTTAAGGAGAATATAAGAACCAGTGTTTATTCCAATATTGTAATACTTATCAAGACCATCAAAATGGTTTGAAAGACCAGAAATTTTCATCCTGGTATTATTTGCAAGATTGTGTGGTGAAGTCATAAATCCAACAAACTTGTTGGGAGCACCTACATTCAAAAATTCAATATTTGTGAAGGAAGTAGTTTCAATGTCAACATTGTTTACTATCTTACCACCAATCTTTGTAATTTTTCCTCTTGCAGTTTTACCATTAGTATCACCCTTAAATACAACTCTCTCATTTACTTTATAATTCGATCCACCAGTAATAATACCAACAGAATCAACACTGCCTTTGGAAACACCAGTAATTTCAATTACTTGTTCTTTGATGTCATTGGAGTTGAAGATATAATCGTATCCACCAAATTTTGAATTGATCTTATATGGAGTAGTAATTCTTCTCCAGTTATTTTCAACCAAATCATAGTCTAC